AACGCTAGATTATTTTCACATTTAGCTGGTTTATTTGGTACTGCACTTGGAGCTAACAAGTTAGACGTAGCAAAAGCTGGTGCTAGTGCTACTGAAGTTAACTTCTTAACAGCTTCAACTATTGCAAGAGCAAGAAACCTACTTGGAGAAAGAGGAGAGGATCTTGATCTTTTAATCGTTCATCCATCTGTTGCTTACTACCTCTATCAGGTTGGTATGTTAACATTCTCTACTTCTGCATTATCAACAGGAACTAACCTCACTTGGGGTGGTGGCGGTGTTGGTATCAGTGATAGAGCCGTTGGTGAATTTGCTGGATGTACAGTTGTTGTTGACTCTGCTGTTAACACAGTTGCACCATCTAGTTCAAGTGGACATCAAACTGAATTCTTCTGCTACCTAACATCTTCAGGAACAATTCTTGAAGGTCAACAGTCTGCATTAAGAATCGAAGCTGAAAGAAACATTCTTTCTAAGCAAGATGTTATGTCAGTTGATTATCATACTGCGTATCACGTTATGGGTACTAAGTGGAATGATGCTGCTGATAACCCAACAAATGCGAACTTAGCAACAGCTAACAAGTGGGCATTAACATATGATGCTGATCTAATTCCATTGGTTCAGTTAACAGTTAACTCACCTCTTGATACTTCAACTTATTAGTCGTAAGATTAAATTAGTGGTCATAAACCTCATCAATTATTGGTGGGGTTTTTTCTTTACGCTACAATAAAACTAAATTACTTTATAGATCGTGGCAGCAACTATAACAGCAACATTATCAAGTGCTACTGCAAATAGCTATGTCACATTGGCAGAAGCTAATACTTATTTTGAAACAGTACCAGATTCAAGCACTTGGACAAATAAAACAGATGATCAAAAGAATAGAGCATTAATAGCAGCTACCAGATGGATTGATACTTTAGTTTTTTATGGAGATAGATGTGATCATGGTCAGGCATTAAAATTTCCTAGAAATAATTATCAAGTAGATGATGTTGAATTAGCTTGCACAGCCATTCCAAATAATATTAAGTATGCACAATATGAACTATCTAGAGCTTTAGCAAATGACACTGAAGCTATGACAGGGGTTTCAGGTAAAGATGGTAATTTTTCTGAAGTGCAACTAGGAGATTTACAGGTTAAATATAATACTGATAGTCAGGGGACTGGTTCCGTTAATAATATTATGGATGTTTACCCTTGGTTACAAAGTTATCTTGGAGCGTATATGCTAGGTGGAGCAGGATCTTATCAAATGAGAGTGGTTAGAGGATAATGGCAGGTCAATTAGATTCGTTATTTAAAAGTGTTGCTCAAAGTGTTGTTAATTCTTTGGGAACTTCTTTAGATCACACTATTTCTTATGTAAAAAAAGGTACAGCTAGTTATAACTTAGATTCTGGAGAACAGGTTACTATAGATACGACATATTCAGATATAAAAGTTCCAATTTCTTTTGTAAGAGCAGAAGAAGAAACTGGTCAAGAAATGAGACAAGCAAAGTTATACATAACACCTGATCTTATCGGTAACAATCAAGCAGATATGGATGATGAAATTACTTTAAGTTTTGGTGGATCTAATAGAGTCGCACAAATAGTTGATATTGATACTAAAAAAGGTGGACAGGCTTACCTGTTTATTATCTTAGTGCGGTTCTAATGGCAACAAAATTTTTAAAAGATTTGCCAAAAGATTTAGACAGGAAAATTAGTAGTGATTTTAATAAACTAATAAAAGATGTTCATTTTGAATTATCTAACCGAAACGAAACTGAACCAACAACAATGCCTGTATTTACAGGATTTTTTGCTTCGAGTTGGAAAGCACAAAATAGTCCTGTAACAGCTAATCATAAAGTAGAAAATTATGAACCCTGGGCAACTCAAAGAAAAATAGTATGGCAAGCTTATGCAAAAGGTCAAAGAATTAGACCACCAAGACCAGTTGTTAAGCCAAGATTTCCTGTGGGTTCAGGAAATAGAGTTTTTAATTATAAAAAAGCAGTTTTTATTGGAAATAAAGCAGCCTATTCTCAATATGTTTTAGAAAGTGGTGAAATTCAAAGATTTGTTCAAGGTCAACTAGGTCGGTTGATAAAAGAAAATATGTCAGATAAAGGTAAACTGTTTATAGGAGGAGGAGTATCAGAGAAATTCTCAGGTACTACATATACAGGATTTGAAGCATGACTTTAGTAAACACCAGAGCAGCTTTTGAAAAAGCAGTGACAGACAAGGTTTCAGACGTTGATCCTACTGTTTCAATGGTTTATGACAATGTACATTTTACAACTCCAGGAAAAACTAAAAAATATATTTTAATGAGTTTAAATTTTACTCAGTCAACACAACAAAATCAGGGTGCAGCATCAAATTATTACGCTGGTGTTATTCAATGTAATGTTTACGTTCCAAAATCAAAGGGCACCTCAATTTTATCTGCAATTTCTGAAGCGGTAATTGATGGTTTAACTTCAGTTAATGCTTCTGGTTATACCGATACTTTTAGTTGTAAACCTAGAGTATTAGATATTAATGGCCCAACTCCATTGGAAATAGAGGATAGAAGTCATTTCATTGGAATAATATCTTGTCAATTCACAGCAAACGCCTAGTATAATAGAATAGCAATCTAATAAATTTATGGAAGCAATAGAACTTCTCAAAAACAAATTTGGTGTAAGCCAAAAGTATATGTATGAATTAAAAGAAGGAGATGTAACAGTTTTAGAGATTTATTGGAATCCATTAACTATTGCAGAAAGAGAGTCAATCGTTGGAATATCTGGAGAAAAAGCATCAAGTGAAGATTTTGCTTTAAATCTTATGATTCAAAAAGCATTAGATAAAGATGGTAAAAGATTATTTCAAGATGGTCATAGAGCATCCCTAAGAAGAGAGGTAAATGCAGGTATTTTACAAGAAATTCAACTTGCAATGCTTAATTCTGGTGCTGATTACAAATTGGAGGAAGCGAAAGCAGATTTAAAAAGTTAGAAACGATTGGTTTTTTATGTTTTTCTTAGCTTCAGAGTTGGGGATGACTATTCAAGAACTTACGAATAAATTAACTCAAGAAGAGTATATAAATTGGCTTGCTTACTATGAATTAAAAAAAGAGTATGAGGATAAGGCTTATGAAGATGCAAAGAAAAAATCACAAGCAAGAAAACGCTAAAAGCGGTACACTAAAATAAAGTTTTGTTTTTTCTGTGGCTGATTACGGAGTAAATATAAATCTAAGAGTAAAAGGGCAATCTGGTCTTGATAGGTTAAAAGCGAAAGTAAATGAGTTAACTGCAAGTATAGATAAAATTCGTGGTGTAGATATAATGAATCCTCGTAATACAGGAGGTGCAGCAGGAAAAGGTGCTCGGAATGAAATAAAAAAATATAGACAAGATATGGATGATCTTGTCAAAGCCGTTAATAAATCTCAAGGTGCTTTTGGTAAAACGGCTAACCAACAAAGAGATGCAGCAGATGCTTTAGAACAGTTTGCAGATAGTTTAACCATTGGAACAAAGAAACACAAAGAAGCATTAGCAGCTTCAACTAAACAGGCAACAGCAATAGGCAGAGAAACAGATGCAATAATAAAAAATACAGAGGCACAGAATCAAAATAATAAATCACAATCTCAAGGAAATAAACTTGATAAATTTAACAATAAAAGCAATAAAGCAGCATTAACAAGTGGGCTTATTTCTGGTGCGTTTCCACTGTTATTTGGACAAGGGCCGATTGGAGGTGCTTTTGGTTTTGCTGGTGGTTTTGCAGGAACTAAAATTGGAGGACAAATGGGCGGTTTTGCAGGAGGTCTTGTTGCTACTGCTGTTCTTCAACAGTTAACAACTCTTGCACAAAATATGTCAGAGCTTGGTAAAGCATTTGATGAACTAAATCCTAATGTTCAAGCTGTTACTGGTGCTTTAGGTTTAGCTGGTTCTGTAGAAGAAAAAAGACTTTTATTAATAGAAAAAACTCATGGTGCTCATGTTGCATTAGCGATGGTTACTGAAAAAATGAATGATGCTATAGGAGAAACAGGAGTCAAAAATTTAACAGAGTTTGCAGAAGCTAGTCGTTTAGCTGGTAATCAATTTAAATTAGCAATGACAAGGATACAGGCTGCTATCGCTCCATTTATGTCAATGTTTTTAGTTGATGCACAAAGAGCAGAAAATAAACGACTTGCAAATTTAACAGGAGATAAACAGCTTACAGATATGAGAAGTGAGCTTGAAATATTAGAAGGAACCAGTGTAAAGGGTGCTGCTGCAAACAAACAAAAAGGCAGAAGAATAAATGAATTAAAAGCTGAAATATTAGCAAGAGAAGAACTTTTATCAATTACTGGTAAACAAATAGAAAAAGAAAAATTTAGAAATCAGCAGTTTACTTCTGCAACAAAAAGTTTGGAAGATCAAAATACATTCTTACAAAATCAGATACTTTTAGGACAAAGGGGAGCAGAAATTGAAAAATTAAAACTTGAAACAGCAAAAAAAATGGAAATTGCAGTAAAAGATTTAACACCAGAACAAGTAAAACAACTTGAAAATCTTATAAAAACAAGAGATGAATTAAAATTATTAAATGACTTGTATCAAGGAATTGCTAATACAGTTCAATCAGGTCTTGTTGATGCAATAGATGGTGCAATAAAAGGAACTATGACTTTAGGCGAAGTAGCTCGTAGTGTTTTTGGAGCGATCCAGAGACAGCTTATAAACTTTGCAGCAACTTCTTTTTTAAGAGCAATTCCTGGTATTGGTGGATTCTTTGCAGATGGTGGTGTTACCAAACCTAATAAATCATATATTGTTGGAGAACGTGGACCAGAATTATTTACCCCAGGAGTTACAGGAAGAGTTACTCCTAATCACGAAATGGGTGGAGGATCTACAAATGTAGTAGTAAATGTAGATGCTTCTGGTTCTAATGTAGAAGGTGATGAAGATAGAGGTAGAGAACTTGGCCGTCTTATTTCAGTTGCAGTACAATCTGAACTATTAGAGCAAAAAAGACCTGGAGGTTTACTTGCATAATGGCTACTTTTCCTTCAATAGCACCAACTTACGGAGTACAAAAAAGATCCGCACCAAAGACTAGAACAGTAAGATTTGCTGATGGCTATGAACATCGAATATTATTTGGATTAGCAGAACATCAGAATCCTAAAGTTTATAGTTTTACTTTTGAAGTATCAGAAACAGATGCAGATACTATAGAAACATTTTTAGATGCAAGAGCAAATGATAGTGCCAGCTTTACTTTTACTCCTCCAGGAGAATCCAGTGCCTCACAATATGTATGTGAAAACTGGAATAAATCTATACCTTATTTAAATAGAGCAACAATACAAGCTACATTTAGAGAGGTGTTTGAACCATGAGTACTGCTCCTGTTTTTAGTGAAGTTCAAAAAATAAATCCCTCTGCAATTATTGAACTATTTACACTACAACTAGATAACTCTTTACATGGTGCGACTACAATTTATAGATTTCATTCGGGATCTAACCTTAATGCAAATGGTGAAATAGTCTGGGCTGGTAATGCCTATCAAAGATTTCCAATACAAGCTACAGGTTTTGCATACCAACGTGGTCAGATTCCTAGACCAAAACTTATAGTAAGTAACGCACTAGGAACAATATCAGCAATACTTTTAACTGTTAATCAAACAACAACTGGCAATGATTTAACAGGTGCTACTTTTACCAGAATAAGAACAATGGCAAAATTTTTAGATGCTGTTAATTTTCCAGGAAGTTCTAATCCGTTAGGAACACCAGACCCTACAGCAGAATTTAAACGTCAGGTTTATACCGTAGATCGAAAAGCAACAGAAACAAGAGAAATAGTAGAATTTGAACTGGCAGGAGCTATTGATATGGCTGGAGTTCGAGCACCAAAACGTCAATGTACTCGTGCTTTGTTTCCTAGTATTGGTACGTTTAATCAATGAGTTGGAAGGATGATGCATTGGTTCATGCGAAAGACCAAGATCCTAAAGAAGCTGTAGGACTTTTATTAAACATCAGAGGTAAGCATAAATATTATCCTTGTCAAAATTTAGCAATAACAAATCATCAGGAATTTATTTTAAATCCAGAAGATTATGTAAAGGCAGATAGCTTGGGAGAAATAACTGCTGTTGTTCATAGTCATCCCACAACACCTCCAACACCAAGCCAAGCTGATCGTATTAGCTGTGAACATAGTAAATTACCTTGGCATATTGTTAACCCCAAGACAGGTGAATGGGGTGAATGTATTCCCGAAGGTTACGTTCCAGATTTATTAGGCAGACCGTGGGTATGGGGTGTTACTGACTGCTGGAGTTTAGTTGTTGATTGGTACGCACAGGAGAAAAATATAGAACTAAAAGATTATGCGAGAAATATGACACCACAAGAATTTTTAGAGAATCCGTTATTTGAAGATTATGCGTGGCGAACAGGATTTAGAGAACTTAGATCAGAGGAAAAGTTAGAAGCTGGAGATGTTTTATTAATGTCTATAATG